CAATTCAGCAAAAAAGTATAAATTATTGTTTTGGAGCATTGAAAACCATCCGGATATAGCGGAAATAAACGCAAGTTTTGAACTAAATAAACGCAAACTTGCGTTTATACAAATGTTATAGCCAATACTACTTTTGTGCTTCGATTGAACTTTCGTGAGAAAAAGAATTTAAAAAATTTTCCCCTCCTAAAAAAGAAATAGAATTAGTGCATTTTGGGCAACTATACCATTCCTTATTTCGTTTATCAAACACTTTATTAGTTTGGTTACAGCATTCATAATTATTTATCATTCCTACACTTGGTTTGGGTTGCTCTTTCAATAAGCAAATCAAACTTTCATCAAGCGTGTAGCAGTATCTATGCTTTTGCGTTCTCGGTAGCCACACCCCTTTTATATCTTTAGTTTGCCCTCTTGGGTTTGTTCTTCCATCAGCAGTATAAAAGTCGGTTTTTTTATCAGTCAAGCCATAATATTTGAAATTACACACTTGATAAATTGAGCCAACGTGCCTTGAATCATCTGCCAAAGTTATTACTGCTTTTACTTGTTTTGATTTTAATAATCTTAAAGAGTTTCCAAGTAAATAGCTTGTGGCATTTGTTCCATTCAACTTTGGCAACATACAAAGTCGGCTCAATTCTAATACGTCTTGGTTATCATTTTCAAGTCCAAACCAACTTTTCATTGCTACTATTCCTTGCGGGTTTGAATAAGTTGCACAGCCAACCAAAACATTATCTATAAAAATTCCGTAGCAGTATTTAGCAAAAAATTTAGCATCTTTTAAGTAATGGTATTGTGCTATAAATTTGTATGCTACTGCCTTGTCAATTTCAGATAATACAAAAGTATTTTTTGCTTTTGCTTCTCGGTTCTTAAATGCTTCTATTTTAGCATCAACATTCGTAACCCAAAATGATAATTCTATTTGTCCCTCGCTCATTTTTTAAATTCTTTTTTTAGTGCTTCGATTAAAGTTTTTCCTAATTAAACCGTACTGGCTATAACAAGGTATTGGCAATACCCGCATGACAGCTTATTTATAATTTAAAGTTTCTAAGTTGCGGGCATCGCCAATACCCGAACCGTTAGCGGCAAGCATCAGAACGGATCTGGAATTGGCGGAACTTTAGGTAACTCAATCCAAGCGTAAATCCATTCTTGAATATGCTTATAGCTTTCATCACGGACAAATCCATCCGCCATATTATCACGGACAAGAAAAGAGCCTTTCCATTCTTTACCCGTCCAAAATGCTTGCACAGGCTCATTGTCGTATTTGACCGCAACCAATACCTCTTTATTTATTTGAGGCATTTCGGGTAGAAAATGCCAGCCGCTAACATTTGCTTGCTGCAATAGCGGCTTGACGTTCTTAATTTTAGCTTTTGTCATTCTATTTAACTTTAGTTGTTATTTGAACTTTTGTTTTTTAAATGCCGCTACTGACAGCAAGCATTTGCCGTTAGTAGCAAGCGGGCGGACGTGCTTCGATTGAAGTTCAGGATAGAAAAAAGTATTAAAAATTTTCCATCCCTCTTTGTCTGCTCCGCAGCCATTATATTTTTGATAACCATTGTTCATATACTTGCTTTGCTATTCGTGCAGTCATTACAGGTGGAACACTCATGCCAATTAAATACTGCGGATTTTCTTTGCCAAAATTGTAATCCAAAGGGAATGAACCAATTTCAATAAGTTCATTTTTGTTTAATAAATGAGGCGTGTTTTCAATTGAATAACTGCCACCGCTTGTTATTGTTGCGCAAACTAAATTATCAAGAGCCTTATAAAAAAACCCAAAAGTATTTCCGCTTTCGGCTTTTGCACGACCAGTATGGTCGCAATTATTAAAATGCTTAATATAACTATCAATTAATGGCTCTCTTTCCAAATCATTCTTTACTTCAATAAATGGTATTTTTACTTCATTAAATTCCAGTTTTAATTTAGGCAATACCGTGAACATATCTACTTGCTTCATAAAAGGGTTCGCCAAATCTTTACGCAAAGCAATAAAAAATACCCTTTCACGTCTTTGTGGCACACCCATTTTTGAAGCATCTAACAACCAATGTTGGCAGTAATAACCAGCCAAATCAAACTCTCGGTATATTTCCCTCACATAACTTTTTGCAGTACCCAAAAGAAGTCCTTTTACATTTTCAGCAATTACTACTTTTGGTTGTAGTTTTTTAGCCAAATCAATGAAATCAAAAAACAATGTATCTAAAACTTGTTCTGCTTGTCCTTCCCTAAATACCTTTTCTTTGCCCCAGTCTTTTTCACGATTTCCAGCCATGCTAAAATTTGAACACGGCGGCGAACCGTCCAAAATATCTAATTGATATAATTCATCAGGCAAATCATTTCTTAATTTGAATGTTTGTATTGGCTCTAAATAAGCATATTTTGGGTTGTGGTTCGCTTTGTATGCTTCAATCATTTTAGGGTCAATCTCGTTGCAACCTAATACATCAAATCCAGCTAATTTGTAGCCCATAGTTGAACCACCACCACAAGCAAAGCAACTAAATACTTTACCTTTATCTTTTGTGAATACTGCATCCTTCAAAGTCCATTTGTAAGGGAAGTTATGTTTGGTTTTTTCAAAACCATTTTTGCCATCACACATTTTTAATACTTTTTTCTTTAGTTCTTCAATTGAAGTTTAGTGCTGAAAATCCCGCCAGCTACTAACACGGGTTTTGTGCAATTTGCCCTATCAACTTTTGTCTATAATTTGAGCATTTGTGCAAGGGCAAACTTGCGTTTATACAAATGTTAGTGGTAATTGCATTAGAATCTACCACATTTTTCGCATATTCCGTGTTTAGAATGTTTCACAGTTCCGCAGTATTGACATTGATAATGCAACATACCACTAACAGCAAATAAATCCAATACTTGCTGCTCTGCTAATTCTAAACTTAGTTTGCCTTCTTTGAGGTCTTTAAATATTTTTGATACTTTTTCTTCCATAATCGTACTGTATTTATTTGCGTTCCGTTAGCGGTAATTTAACGGCTCGACTTCCCAAGCACGTTCAACTTCCATTACACTCCCATTTGTGAAGCAAAACCATAATCCATTGTATCCATATCGCTCCTTACATTTTGCAGGTTCAAATTCCTCACCGTGATAAGGACGAACCCAATAAAAACTACCGCTAACAACAGGTATGTTTAGTTGCGGTTTTTGTGGTTTATTTGACATTTTTATTTCTATTTAAGTTATTACTAATTTGATAATTTTGTACTTCTAAGTCCGCAACTTCGCCAAGCCGAGAAACGTTAGCGGCAAGCTACGACAGTACAACTATTATCGCTATTTGGTTTAATACTCATTCGTAACTTGTTTTTGTGAACAATCACCTTCAACTCTTTGCTATCCTCGTCAAGGTAAATTTGGAAATCACCTATCTGAAAGGAATAGCCAGCCGCTAACACATTATTTGCGTCAGTGGGGGTGATGTGCTTTTTTGAATCTGTTTGCATATTTTTAAGTTTAGTTTTTTAATTGAACTTTGGTGGTGTAACGCCCCCCCCGAACGCAAATAATCGGAATGTTAGCGGAAATATTATTTCTTCCGCATACTACCAGCATCACCTTTAAGTTCATACCCAATTTGCATTGCTAGCGTTTTCAATGGTGTCCAATGATGCCAATTATCGCATTCGTCCCATAATTTTTGTAATCTTTCTGCAAGTATTTCTTTGGGCTCTTCTATTGGCTCAATCGTAACTTTATATTTACGAATGTTTACTACTCCATTAAAACAACTTGCATCTTTACTTTGCAAATTGGATTGTTCATAGCTTCCAATTTTTCTGAATGTTTCAAAAGAAATAATACTATCCGCTAACACAGTATTTGCATCAGTGGCTGTTTTGTTTTTCGATTTTACTTTAGTCATGTTATTTACTTTTAGTTTTTCAATTTAATTTTGGATAATCCATTTTACGTTTATTTTAAAATTAACCCTTGATTTAAGAAAACCTACCGCTAACAAAGGCTTGTAGCAATAGGGGCAGAAGTGCAAGTTTTGAACTAAATAAACGCAAACTTGCGTTTATACAAATG